CTCCTACTTCAAATTGAAGGAAGGATCTGAACGTGAATACGAAATATCAGACCCTCTCCTTCTTGCTGAGATCGAGGAGAAAGAGTCATACGCAAAGAAAGGAATACGCGTTCCTAGCGTGACAATGGACGTTCTCAAAGATGAGCTGCGCACGGAACAGAAAGTGTTCCTCGGTAAAACGCGAGCCATCAATGTGATGCCCTTACCATTTGTCATCCTATTTAGACGCTACTTCCTAGATTTTAAGAACTCTTTCTGCGAATCTCATGGAAAATTTTTCGGGTGTGTCGGAACTGACGCACACGGACCGGACTGGACCGACCTTTGGAATAAACTCAGACACATATCGCCCGATGGATTTGCCGGAGACTATGCAAATTGGGATGGAACTATTGAAGCTTTCATCATGATGCTAGTCGCAAACATCGTTAGTGATTGGTACGACGACGGAGAAGAAGCAAGGACAGTCCGCCAGGTCCTTATGCACGAGATCATACACACAGTACATCTAGCCCAGAATAGCTTGTACATGAAGCACCAAGGCAATCCTAGTGGATGCCCGCTGACTGTCGAGTTGAATTGCATTTGCAATTTCATCTATTCGCTAATTGTGTGGAGGATTTCGGCACGAGAATCTGGACGGCTTGAAATGCTGCCGCTCCGTAAGTTCGACGAGAACGTGTGCTGCTTTAACTATGGTGATGACAACATCTTCGCGGTCGCTGAGGAAGCTAGTGACTTTTTCAACCAAGTCACGTTTAGCAATATCCTTGGCCGATACGGAATTACATATACCCGCGCCGACAAGTCAGAAACCACTATTGAAGTGGAACCGTTAGAAAACCTGAGTTTTCTGAAAAGAGGTTTTGTCCCTCACCCCAAACGACCCCATGTCATTCTTGCCCCGATTGAGAAAGCTACCATCTTCCGCATGATAGACTGGGTTCGCAAATCGAGAGATCCAGAGTTAATGATTCAACAGAATGTGAATGATGCTCTCGATTTTGCGTACCACTGGAATGTGGATTTTTATGACCGTTTCAAGTCCGAGGTTAA